GCTATTTAATTCAACAACAAGATCTTCAACGGAATAGCTTCCAGTCATAACGACAAGCGTGCGAGGTGAAAGAACTCCATTTAGCTTCCATCGGAAAAAGCTATCGTCTTCAAAAGTGTAAACGTTTGTTGAAGGAACGATGTACTCCGATTCAATTTCAACAAGAGTTCCAGCGGCTGGTACCGTGGCTGATGCAATTGTTGCTACTTCATCACTTACTGGATCAACATCTGCAACGCGGACAACATATAGTTCATTTGCAACTAAAAGATATTGTTGTGCAGCATAGATTAAGAATGGATCGCTAACATCAGGATGAGGATAGCCAAAAGTCGTTGTTAATTGGCGTGTGGTCGCAATAAGAGTCGGCAGATTAACCGGACCTTTAGAAGCGAAGCCAATCAATCCCGCCCTATGAAGTGATTGGTCTGGTGCAATAAAGCTTAAATCTTTTTCAGTAATTCTAACACTAGGACTAATTGTGTTAGAAGGCGGGAACCCCTGTAGAATCGCCATAGTCTTATTCTCCCTTTCGTATCGTGTTTGGTAAGTGCCTTGTGGATATTAACCCATCTTTTTCTGCTCTATCTATGTATTCTGTTACTCTTTCATCTTCTAAAAGATAAATATTTTTTCCGCGACCTACTCCTGGTATGTTTAAAACGGTGAATTGGCTTGTGCCTTGCCTTGACCGGATGATTAATTGAACTGGAAATTTCTTTTTGTTTTTTATTTCTAACATTCTAATTCCTTGACAGACTCTTCTATTCTCGCCATAACCTCAGTTATTTCGTCTTCGCTTAAGCCATCAACAAAATCAACTTTCATTTTGAGGACAGCCTTTTTTCGTTCAATGGGTTGTGGTATATATGTCTGCGCTGTCATATTAAATTCAAATTTAATTATTCTAATTGCTTGATCACCTGGCTCTGTGTTCAAATTGTTTGCAATAGAATCCAGCTTGACAACTACCTCCCAAGGTACGCCTGTTACTCGTATGTATGCAAGATGGCTAAATTTTGTAACAATTTGCTCTAATATTTGGTTCATATCTTCGCGATACATAGTCCATGCAGTTACTGTGTATCCAATATTTACTGGAATTCCTCTTGCGAATCCAAATATAGTGTCTCTATTATACTTTTCTTTTACGGTAACGCCTGGCTTTCCGTCATCTGCTCTTCGAAAATAATTAGTTGCTTTGTGATATGTGTATCGATCTAAGTCATAGTCAATTGATGTTTGACTCAATGCTAGCAAAGGCAATTTCAATCTATCAACAACAAGAGTTTCATCTTTTCGAACGTTTGTTTGAACGATTGCAGCCACAGCTTTTTCTGGTGGTCCAAGCATAACGGGTATTGGCCAAGCTTTTCCATCTTCATCAATGACAACAACGTTTCTAAACATGTCCAGCATAGCTTCGTCTGTCCCACGGATTGATTTTGAATATCTGTAAAGAACTGTTCTATCTGGATTTTCAACGTCGTTTACAATTAATCCACGTTGCATGGGATCACAATCAGCTTTAGCTCCAAAACCAGTTTTTTTCATGGTTTCGTCTTTAAGAAAATTCAATGTTTCATCATTAATTCTTCTGCGGTTATCTGGATCTAAAATTGGTTGATTTTCGCAATATGGAGGGGATGGATCTAAATTCACATCAGCAGGCACGCTTTTGGCGTTGCATTCATTTAAATTTTTCTGTTGTTGATTAGGATTGTTTGTACTACTCATGGTTTCCTCGTATAATTAATTATTCAACTGGAGTATGATAATGGAAAAAATTGAACTTAAATATCGAACATGGTATAAAGGTTCTGCGCCGAAGCCTATCAAGTTAGAAATTCCTGGCTGGTCTGGAGAGCACAACTCTCATAAAAACGGTGATATACCACAGCCTTGGTATTGTCCTCCTTTTGTCGATGGTTCAACTTATGGTTTGGAATTGTGTTATCCATTTGATACAGAGGCGCGTATCACTCTTGAAAATGGGAAATTAAAAATTGAAGGTGATTTTTCTAAAGAAAGCGAAGAATCGGGCGTTGATCTTCCGCCATTTAAAAGTTTTACACCTACGCATTTTGGAATGACTTCTTCTATAGATATTAAAGTACCAACTGGCTATGTTCTTAGAACTGAGCCGCATCCAAGATTTTTCACAGATATAACGAATACCGTTCCTTGTTGTTTGACTGGTCATTTGCAAACAGATTGGTGGCCAAAAGTCTTTTTTGTTGTATTCAAAAATCCAATTGAGGGTCAAACTTTGATTTTTAGAAAAGACGAACCATATGTGCAAATTTTAATTGTTCCGAAAAAGATATCATATGATATTAAAGAGATGACATCAAGTGAAATCAACGAAAGGCTTTTAAACGACGATAAAATTGGCAAATACGCCAGAAATTTTGTTAGAAATGACTGGCGAGATAATGCGGGTCAAAAATTTGATGATAAATACAAGGTTCTAAGTGGTGTAGCCGCGAAATATGGACCAAATTCAATTCGTAGTTTTGTTGAATCGGTTGCAGAAAAAGTTGAAAAAAATAAAAAATTTAGTAGAAGGCTTTTAATTAAGAGGAAAAATGAAAGCGTACAAGATCAAGAAAAAGAAGTCTAATTTTCAGACTTTTATAATTGGACCTTCGATAGGATCATTTCCTAAGCCAAAAATACCTAGAAAAATAATATTTTCTATTCACAAGCCTTCACTTTACAAACCTAAATCTATTTTTGAAGTTGTCCAGCTTGACCGATCTGAGGCTGCTGTTGCGATTGATTTTGCATGGATTGTGGCTGTTGAGCAGTAGGTTGTAGTTGAGGTTGTCCAGGAACATTTGTTTGCATAACTTGTCGCAAATTATTTATAGCAGCTTTTATGCGAACATCGTTTGAATTTGAAAGAGTTTGCAAAGTTTTGTTAAAGTTTGGGTCTGCCAATGCTTTAGATTGTGCTTGAGCACTTGCAATTTGCGATGGAGACATTGCGGGTTGTACTGGAGTTGCAGGTGCTGTTGCGGGTTGTACTGGAGTTGCAGGTACAGCACCATATTCAGCCATGTCTTGATAAAACTGATAAAACGACTTCATGTTTCCTCTTTTAAACTATTTTAATTTTAAGATCGGGTTGTTTTTGAGAAACTTTTCCTTCGCCTGTAACGACATCTTCTTGAAACCTTTGACAAATAAGTTCAAGCCTTAAGGCTCCCCACAATTTGAATTCACCTAAATTACGTTGTACTATAACCCAATTTTCTCTTAAGTGAGGTGTGAATAATCGGCTTCCAATTTTTGGCGGATGCCCAACATTTTGCAAAACGGCTCTGTAATTAAGTTCAAATTTCATTTCGTCAGGAGCATCAATTCCAAATTGGTTTAGGAGATTTTGTGATGGAATTGGATCATAGGTACACCAGAGTTGAACTGGATTGTTTGAAAATATTTTACCACGAGCCTCCAGATAAATTGGATCAATCATGCTGTCTGTGATAACTACTTCGTAATAATAAATTGGCGAACCGCCGCGAAGTATTGCTTCTTGATCCCAAAGATTAAACAAATCAAAATTTGGATTTTGAGGATCAAATTGTTGTACACTTCCAGTAAGTTGATATGGAGTTCCATCTTTGTTTAGTATAGGCATAACTTATATATTCAAAAAAAGCCCGCTTTTTTTAAAAGCGAGCTTTTCTTGTTTAAAATGGATAAAAAAAATAAATTAATTAAGTATAAGACGTGGGCTTATTGCGATCTCGCCACCGCCTGCTGGCAGAATGTACGGAGCCGTAGAAAATCTTTCTACCCACAACAATTTAGGAGTAACTTCTGTAGTTGTAACATAATAACCATAAACAGTAACGCCAGTTGTAAAAGTAAAGACTTGCTGCGAGTATTCTGCTGTGTTAACATTAGCGACAGATGTGGTTGTCCATTGCGCTCCTGTTAAGGTAATTGGAGAATAACCAGTAGCGGTAGCTTGAGTGATGTCTGCAATGACGTTGCTTTTTCCTGGCGCCAAGTTGTTGGTATAAAGACGTAGACATCTTTTTCCACCAACAGGAGCAGCGCCGCCATCCTGTGCGGTAATATTTAATATATATTCAAGCATGAGGATATCAGCAGTATTTGGCACAACAAGCGACATTGGCTTTTCCTTTTAAAACTTTACAATCTTATTTTATCTATAGTGTTTTTAATTTTTATTTTCAAAAAAATCAAAAAGTCCAATTCTTAATTTTTTAAACTATAATATTTAGGTTGATTTTAATTTTATATATGCTGTAATTATGCTTAAAAATAAAGATGGAACTCCTTACAAATTATCTGGACCTAATCCTATGATGAAAAATCAGGAGGTGTGGGGAAATTTCATAGTACATAATATGGAATGGGAAGAAGAAAAATCAGAAAATAATCAAAAATTAGTACCAGTAGAAACGGATTTTAATATAAGAGAATCTTTCATATCGTCTCTTGATGAAGCCAAAGAAGAATTAAAATCCAAAGAAGAATTAAAATCCAAAGAAGAATTAAAATCCAAAGAAGAATTACAACCAGTTGAGAAAAAAGAACCGCCAGAAAGAAAAAAAGTAGTTATTCTTGAGCCTAAAGAAGATGATGTCGATATTGAAAAGGTTTTTATACACTGTCTTCCTGCTTTTACCAGAAAGAAAAAAGATGAATTGTATGGAGACGAAACAAATATGATTAGATATGGAGATCCTGTATCTTTTGAGGGCGTCATGCTTCAACAGGAGGATTTTTTCATTAAGGTTTGGACTGATGTTGAGAATATTAATATTGGATCTATTTTATACCCTAAAACAAATTTTAAAAGATGGTGGAGAGTACAAGAGAAAACCATTAAAGGCACTGGATGGATTTTAATCGCAATGCCTTCAGATTATCAACCATCATTTAAATTATGATCTATTTTCTGAAACAATTCGAGCAGTAATACCAGCTTTTTCAAGTTGCTCTTTGTGATCATTAACTGCTTTTAAATAAGCTGTTTCGTAAACATCTCTTACCATTTTAAAAAAAGCAGATAAATCACTTTCTGTCATAATAGTCGTACCTAAACGCTCTATGATCTGTTCGTTAGATGCATATCTTTCTTTTAGAACATCAAACATGGTCTTTTTAAGATAGTGACCACGAGGATTGTTCATGTAATCCATCCAGCTTGCCATTATTCATTCTCCTTTGTTTCGATTTTTATATTCATAATTGAATATTCTATATGAGTTTTTTAAATCTCTTCTTCCCATGATCGTTTCTTTTTAACAGGTGCTTGAACAGGTTCTTGAACAGATGTTTGAATAGGTGCTTGAACAGGTGCTTGAACAGGTGCTTGAACAGATGTTTGAACAGGTGCTTGAACAGGATTTTCCCTAACAGATGCTTGAACAGGTGCTTGAACAAGCTTTTCCCTAACAGATGCTTGAACAGGCGTTCTCCCAACAGATGTTTGAACATACGTTTGTTTAACAGGTTCGTCAATAGTTTCGTCGTCTTCATCTGGAATCGTGCTAATTGGCGTTCCTTCTAAAGCGTTTAAAATATAACTTCGTGCTGACTTATAATATGGATGGTTAGAAAATTCGGATTTTAATTTTTTCAAAAGATCTTTTTTATTGTCTTCGTTGACACTGTTCTCTAAAAATTTAGGATGGTGAGCCAATCTAATTGGATCGTAGGTTTTTGAATTATAATCCTTGTCGTTTTTTACACTATTTAACCAATCTGCA